ACGTTAAAGGTCTTTTATTACCTTTTAGAGTGTAAAGTCTATCTCTATACTCCCATTTATCTTCTTTTTCCATAATATAATATAATATAAAATTAAAAAGCTAGAGTGCCGAAGCACCCTAGCAATTATGTTATCTTACTTTTTGAATAGTAAGAAGTTATTTGCAGCTTGAACGCAAAGACATCTCTCAGATAAGAAATGTACCTCCATAGCATCAACATCAGATGTATATGCACCACCAACAGAACCAGTGATCCATGACTTGTATCTTCTGTCTTCAGTTTCTGAAGCTCTATATCTTACATGTAAGAAAGGACGTCTAATGTTAGCACCTAACATTTGATCGTACACTGTTGAAGTTCCAGCAGGAACTAAAACACCTTCTATATCCTCTTGCATTAATCCTCTTGTTGTAGGATCGTTTAGATATTTCCAGTCAGTTTTGTAGAAGTCATAAGAACCTCTTCTAAAACCAGAGAAACCTAAGTTAAGAGCCATATCAGCATCATTGTCAAAAAGACCGTATGCAGATCCTGCTCCAGCGTTACCACCATTTAGGCTAGCTAACATATCATCAAAGTTTAGATTCATAGGTCTATTTAAGAATAACATGTTTTCTTCAATAGCACCTTGCTTGTCTAAGTTTTGTAAAATGTCATCAAAATCACCTAAACCACTTGAAGCAGCGAAACCTTTATATATGTTTCCTCTTTCTTCAATAGCAGCGAACATACCTTCAGTACCTTCAAATCCTGCAGTAGCAGCAGCAGAACCAGAAGCAGCAAGCTCACCTTCAACCATTGCCATTTCAAGATAATCGTCGTATCTTAACCTTGTTTCAGATTCAGCTTTCAAATACCATAAGTATCCAGTTGTACCATCTTCAGTAGCAACTTCAACCCATCCAATTTGTGAAGCATCAGAACCATTAACAGTGTAACGATCTTTGATGATTATTGGTTTGTTAGCAAAAGAAGTGAACTTAGGCTGTAAAGCATCTTTCATTCCTTCTGTTCCTTTTCCAAACTCAGAACCGTAAACAAACACTTTTAAATCAGCATTTGTAGCGAACTCAGCTCCTAAAGAAGCAGCATTATAAGCTAAAGCCTCAACAGTTGCTGTAACAACACCTGCAGCACTTGTAGCTAACACAACGTCTATAACTCTTGCTTTTACTACTTTAAATACAGATGATGAACTACCCGATACGTTAATAGTAGCACCTTTTCTGATAGCACAAGTTGTGTCATCTCCAGGTAGTATTATATCTATCTTGTTGGTGTTAGATGTTTGCTTAACACTATCGTAACCGATGTGTAATCTATTTTGCTCAGACCAAATTACTTGATCTGATGTCATTGGCATTTCAGCGCCAACCATTCTCAAGAAACCTCCTAAAGTTCGGTTTCCGTATCTTTCTACCTCTGCTTCGTAAAGCTCTGGTAAAAATTGTTGTGTCCAATCAGCAGAACCGTCGTGAAAATTTAAGTAATTTTCTTGAGTAACGTACTTACTCTGGTTAGGCATTGGATTAATTGAGAATTTACCTATGGCATTAGGGCCAGGTAAAAATCCACTTGATGCGGGTGTACTCATAATTAATTGTTTTTAATTGTTATAATTTTTGTTATTTTTTCTTTATTTTTAATTTGGAACTATCAATACCTGATATTGCTTTAACCTTCCATCCGTTAACAAAAACTTCACCACTAGAAACCTTCCTCGGGTCGTTATTTATATTTTTAGATTTGGACATAATATCTTTTGTAGCATCACTTTTACCTTGTTCATAAAAATGATTAGCTATAGCGTCAGCATTTCTAGCAGCATATAAGGCTTTATGATATGTATTTAAGTTTAAGTTACCATCTTCACCAATGTGATTTCTGAAAAAATTATCAGCATCTTTTTGTTGATTTATAGTACCATCTATATCATTTACTTTATAATTAAATCTTTTTTCTCCAACATCAAATTCAAAACCTTTGAATTCTTTATTGAAAAAGTTATTAGTTTTATTTATAAAGTCCTCCTGCGCTTGCTTTTGCTTGGCTAGATCCTCATTATATCTATTGAAAAAGTCAGTTGCTTTTTGTTGGTCTTGTGTAATTCCAGGCCTCTTCTTGATTTCTGCATAATACTTATCTTTTAAACCATCTAAAAAACCCTTGGCTTTTGCAATTTCTTCTTTATAAGCGAGCTTCTTTTTTCTTATATCTCGCTCTTCATCCACATCTTCATCAAACATAAAATTATCTTCCATTACGAAAGCTATTTCGTTCTGATCTAAATGTGGCTTAGTATGTTTATAATATTCTTGTAAAAGAGTGTCGTTGTCTACTTGAGAATAGTCAGCGCTTATTCTAACGTAATCCTCTAACGTACCACCTGTTTCATCCATGAATTCAACTAGTTTTTCTATGTTTTCTGGAAGTTTACTGTCTGGCTTAACAGGTTTTGTTTCTTCTACTTTTTTAATTTCTTCTTTAATATCGTTTTTAACTTCAGTTTTTTCAACTTCAGTTATAGGAGATTCTATTTTATTCTCAATAGATTTTACCTCTTCTTTTATAACCTCTCTTTTTTCAGGCTTTACCTCAGCTTCAACTTTAACGTTTTCAACAGGTTTTACCTCTTCTTCTTTTTTAGACAAATCTAACTTTACAGGTTCATCTTTTTTTCCTAGTTTTTTTGGTCTACCAGGTTTTTTTTTGATTTTAAAATCACCTTCTTGTTTTACTTCTTCTGACATAATATAATATAATAATTAATAATTGTTATTTAGGAGCAAACTGCTCTAAATTAAAACCACCATCTAAGGTGTCGTTACCTGCAGACTCAAAATCTATAGGTGTTAGATTGTTTCTTCTTTGATCAATCATTTCACTTTGCTGAGTCGCTTGCAGCTTTGTTCTTTTGTCTTTTCTATCTTCGATAGTGTTTAATTTAACTTCTTCCTGTTTTTGTTTTGCTCCAGCTAATTGCATATTAAACTCAAACTCCTTTTGCATCAACTGCATTTTTATCTGAGCTTCTCTTTCCATTTTTTGAGTGCTAAACTGAGATTTCATTTTTTCTATCTCTATCTGCTGTTCTGTTAAAACTTGCTGCTTTTGAGTTTCGGTTAAAGCTGTTTTTTCTGCTAACTCAGCATTCATTTGAGCTTGCATTTGCATATTCTCTTGTTGTTGAGCTCTGTCAGCCTCTGCTTTTCTTTTTCTCTTAAGCTTTAAATATTGGTTAGCAAGTTTTAAATTTCTAATATTTCTTATATCTATAGCATCCTCTAGTTCTATAGATCCACTTTGCAAAGCTATCTGTATACTCTGCTCTAGTTGAGCTCTTTCCTCCTCGTCTGGTTCTAGTTCTAAAAATATACCAAAATCTCTAGATTGTAAACTTTTTATATCATCTAAAGTTCCAGTATTAAAACTACCTATTGACATTTTTAAGTTTTCAGCTGTTAAGTCAAAATCTAAAGCATCGTTAACTCTTAAGCATATATTCTCACAAGCTCTTATAGTTAAGAAAAGACTAGCTTGTAATATATGTTTTGTAGCCACGTTAGAATTAGCAGCGGCTAACTTTTGTAAACCAACTAAAGCTTCTTTGTCTGGAGTACTAGCATCTCTAGCCTCATTTAACCCCGTAACATCTCTTATCATTTGTAGATAATACTGGTACGTTTGGATCATTGATGCTATCTTAGCTTGCCCACCAGAACTCTGTAGTTCAGATATAGGAGACTTACCAGGGTTACCCATGCCGTCTTGAGTCATTGATCTACCTACTATACTACCAGTTTGAAAATACATGTTTAAAGCTTCTTGAGGATTGTAGGCGGTTCCATTGCCTAAATCAACCTCAGCTAAACCATCCACATCCATAAAAACACCATCTGGAACTATTCTTGATAATACCTGTTGTAGTTTTAAGTGTGTAAGCTGTATCATGTCAGCAAAACCTGTTATTCTGCTAACCGTAGACTCTATTCTACCTTTATACATTTTAGGAGCACAAATAATGTAGTTCATATTAACTTTAACACTATTTGAAAAAGGTCTTGTCATGTTATCAGACATTTGCCATTTTAACATCTTGTCGTGGCCTAATATTTTAGCCCCACTATATAAAACTTCAATAGACCTGGAAGCTCTATCAAAATTATCATTAGCTGGAGGGTTAAAAGTATCTGGTTTTTCTAATGCTTTTTCTAGACCTGTAGCAGTTTGTTTTATCTTAAATACTTGCTCAGCATAAGTTTTATATTCAAAAAATAATACTTGAACCGTGTTACCATCGTCGTTAGAATCCCAATTTCTAGCGTAACTGTTTGAGTTTGGATATTTTTCTATTTCCTTCATATCCTCCTCAGTTAAGTAAGGAAATTGCTTTTTCAACTCAGGTATACTTATGTTTACAACTTCACCAACATAATATAAATCTTGAAAATTAGGATCTTCACTATAAGAGTACACTAGATTTATAGGGTCTACATACTTAACAACTATGCCTTCAGAGTTATTAAAGTCAGTTTTAACAGCACCTATACCAAGAACTGTTAAATCATTAACTAATCTTCTTTTTACTAGATCATATTTGTTTTGAGCTAAAGTATTGTTTATTAATTCTTCTTCAGCTATTTCAATGCTTTGTTTATAATCAAGCTGCATGTGTAGGTCTAGCTCGTCTTGATTAGCGGGTAAGTCCTCAGGCGTGGCGGTGTTAAATAGATCTAAACCAACTTTATTCTTAATGTTTAACAATAATGATTTGGCCTGCATATCTCTTTGTATTCTTTGCGCATATTCAGTTCTAGCTTTAAGAGACGCAGGATCCTGAGCAAAGGCTTTTATATCATAATCTTTGCTAGATATTCCATTTACTAATATATCTACAAATTTAGGTATTATAGGTATTGGTTTCCAATCTAAGTTTAAATAACTTAAATCACCATTTATTGAAAGTTCATCTTTATACTTCTGTACGGGTTGCTCACCTCTAGCGTAAAGTCTTAATCTATGAAAGTTGTTGTAACTAGTTCTAAACCTATCACTCATAGCAGAACCTCTGCTAGTTGAAAACCACTCACCCTCTACAGCTCT